ATGAGGGGTAAAGGGCAAGCAGTGGCCACGGGGCCAGATCAATTGAACACTCTGGCCGATCGCATCGAACGTCTCACGATCAGCCGCCGCGATCCCGAGTGGTTCTTCGCCGAGCGGTCGGAGATCGCGGCCGAGCTGCGGCGGGTGGCGGCGGCGCGGGTCCTTCCGGCGCGCGCCACGACGGGGCCGGGGGAGGCGCGACATTTTTCTAGAAGGTGAAAATTTACTAGCTAAAACAATTGGATAGAATGGAATGAGGTATGCAGACGGCGCAAGACTTGGCGGGTGATGGGGCGATCGGCGGCGCGAAAGGTGCCGAGGCGGGGACTGTCAACGAGGCGGCGACGGTGAGGGCGCCGAGCGGCGGGACTGTGACCAAGTCGGCCTTCGCGAAGATCCTCGGGGTTTCGCCGGGTCGGGTGTCGCAGATGATCGGGCAGGGGCTTCCCGTCGAGGCCAATGGCCGGATCGACGTTGCCCGGGGCCGGTGCTGGTACGGCGACAACATCGACGGGCGGGCGAAGGCGCCGGCGGACCTCTTCCAGGCGGCCGGGCCCTCGGCGAAAGAGGAGCGCGACTTCCACGAGGCGCGGCTGCGGAAACTCAAGGCCGACCAGATGGAGGGAACGCTCGTCGACAAGGCCGAAGTCGAGAGGACGATCTTCGGCCGGGCGCGGGCGGATCGGGATGCGTGGCTGGCCTGGACGGCGGATGCGGCGGCGGCAATCGCGGCCGAGCTGCGGGTCGACGAGGCGGCGCTCTTGCCGGTGCTCTCGCGGCTGGTGCGGGATCACCTCACCGAACTGTCGGAGCGGTCCGATGTCCTCTAACGAGACCGCGATCTGGGCCGAAGGGATCTGGCGGGCGGGGCTGCGGCCTTCGCCGCGGCTCACGGTTTCGCAGTGGGCCGAAGGGCACCGGGTGTTGCCGGCGACGGTGGCGCGGCCCGGACCCTGGCGGACCTGGCGAACGCCGTATCTCGGCGGCGTCATGGATGCACTTTCTGAGGAAAGCCGCTTCGAGCGTGTCGTTCTCGTCGCCGGTTCGCAGGTCGGAAAGACCGAGGCTGGCCTGAACTGGTTGGGCTATGTCGTCGATCATGCGCCGGGAATCGCCTTGCTGGTGATGCCGGCCTTGACGGACACAAAACGGAACGTCCGGGTCCGGATCGACCCGATGATCGAGGCCTCGCCGACGCTGGCGGCGAAGATCGGGCCGGCGCGGTCGCGGGACGGATCGAATTCGCTCTACAGAAAAGTTTTCCCGGGCGGCGAGCTGATAATGACCGGCGCCAACGCCGCGTCCTCGCTGCGGTCGACGCCGGTGCGTTACGTGTTTTTGGACGAGGTCGACGCCTATCCGTTGAACGTCGAGGACGAGGGCGACGTGGTCGATCTCGCGATCCGGCGCACAACGACCTTCAAGGGTCAGCGAAAGATTTTTCTCTGTTCGACGCCGAAGCTGAAAGGCGCTTCGCGAATCGAACTCGCTTATCACCAAAGCGACCAGCGGCGGTTCTTCGTCCCCTGTCTGCAATGCGGCGACATGGCGCCGATCACCTGGGCCCGCATTCGCTGGCCGGAGGGGCAGCGGCATAAAGCCCATCTGATGTGCGAGGCCTGCGGCGGTGTGATGGAGGAATCCGACAAGCCGAAGATCCTCGCGGGCGGCGAGTGGCGGGCCACGGCCGAGGGCGACGGCAAGACGGCGGGGTTTCATCTGCCGGGGCTGTGCTCACCCTTCGAAACCTGGGCGGACCAGGCGAAGGGGCACAAGGAAGCCGGCAACGATCCTGTTCGCCTCCAGGTGTTTGTGAATACGGTTCTCGCGGAAAGTTGGGAGGATACCGGCGGCGAGGTCATGGAGACCGACGCGCTGTTCTCGCGCCGAGAGCTGTATGATGCGCCATGTCCGACCGGGGCGGCGGTTCTGACGGCCGGGGTCGATGTCCAGGACGATCGCCTCGAGGTGCAGATCGTTGGATGGGGCGCGGGCGAAGAGAGCTGGGTGATCGCGAACGAGGTTCTGGCGGGCGATCCGTCGGGGCGGCCGGTCTGGGAGGCGCTCGACGCGCTGCTGCAGCGGCCGATCGCCCGGCCGCCAGGCTTGCCGGCGGCGGCGATCGCCGCGGCCTGTGTCGACACGGGCGGCCATAATACGCGCGGGGCCTATGAGTTCTGCGGTCCGCGCCACGGGCGGCGGGTGTGGGCCATCAAAGGCGCGTCAAACGCCTCGGCGCCGCCCTGGCCGCGACGTCCGAGCTACAACAACACCGGCAAGGTCCCGCTGTATCTGGTGGGGGTGAACGCGCTCAAGGATGCTCTCGTCTCGCGGCTGTCAGTGGCCGAGCCGGGACCGGGGCGGGTGCATTTTCCGGCGAGCCTGCCGCCGGCCTATTTCGACCAGCTCACGTCCGAACGGCGGATCACCAAGTTCGAGGCGGGACGGCCGAAGCGGGTGTGGGTGCCGCGCAGCCATGTCCGCAACGAGGCCTTCGACACGTTCGTCTATGCCTTCGCGGCGCTGTGCGGCCTGCAGGCGGTGGGGCTGAATCTCGATATCGAAGCGGCGCGCCTCGTCGCGCCGGAGACGCTGCCGGCGCCTCGACCGACTAAGAAAATTTCAAAATTCATGAGCCGATGAAAGGGCAAAGCCATGGCTGATGCGAAAATTACGGCCGATCTCGAGCTGAAAGCGCTGAACAAGACCGGGCCCGGAATCAAGGGCGTGACGCGGGATCTGGACGGGCTTGCGAAGCATGTCGACCGCGTCAATCGCAAGCTCAAGGAGGTCGACAGGACACAGCGCGCGGTCCATCGGAGCGAGAAGCAGCGGCAGCAATATGCACGGGTTGAACGCGGGCTTGCGCATACTCGCAGTGGTGCCATTCATGGCGTGATCGGGCCCGGAAAGTTGGCCGCGGCCGGGGCGCTCTACGGGGCGGGCCGCGCCTATATGGGTTTTGCCGATGTCGAACGCGAGCTGACACGGATCGGCAACAAGGCGGGCGCGACGCGGCAGCAAATGCAGGCGGTGCGGCGCGAGATCGAGGTGACGGCCGACAAGTGGGCGATGCCGCTCGGCGACGTTACCGCCACGTTCGATTCGTTGATTGAGTCAGGCTTCGAGTTCGAGGAAGCGCGGGCGCGGCTCGACGACATGGTGAAGGTCACGCAAGCACTCGGCGGGACCGGGGCCGAGACGGTCGGGACCTGGGATGCCTTGCGCAAATCGATCGGCGCGACCGGCGACGAGGCCCGGGCGTATTTCGACACGATCGCGGCGGGCTCGGCCGCCGGCAAGTTCGAAGCGCGCGATTTGGCCTCCTACCTGCCGTCTCTGCTTCCCGTGGCGGCCCGGCAGGGCATCGACACGCTGCCGGAATTCCAAGGGCTCGTCGGCGTTCTGGAAGCCCTGCGGGACGTGTCGGGTGACTCGTCGCAGACCGTCACGGCCATGAACGACTTTTTGGAGAAGATCACGTCGCCGGACGTCGTGAAGAATTTCAAAAAGGCCGGCAAAGACATTTTTAGCGAACTCGACCGGGCAAGCGAGGCGGGCGAAGATCTGTGGGAAACGATGCACAGACTTCTCCGCGAGGTCACCGGCGGCGATGCCCGGCGGCTCGGGGAAATCTTTGGCGACAAGGAGGCGCGGCGAGCGGCGAACCTGATCCTCACTGACATCGCGCGCATCCGGAAGGCGATCGCGGACGTCCGGGCCAACTCGAAGGGCATGATCGACGCCAACGTCAACAACGTGCTGGACGATGCAAAAGCAAAACTAGACAGGATGACGTCGAGCCTCGATAGGTTCGGGACGAATCTCGGCGCGAACATCTCAATCGTCGCAACGCCGCTCCTCGACAGAGCCAACAAGGCGATGTCGCAGAACATGGCGATTGAGGCTGGTTACCAAAAACTAATGACGGACGATCGCGGTCGTGCCGACATCCTGACGAGCTTTCGCGAGAAATATCTGAGGGACCATCCGGACACGCCGGCGTGGCAATTGGTCGATCCATCGCAGACGGGCCCGTTCTTCGAGGCGTTCAATGCGGGTCTGGCGGCGGTCGGCCGGGGCGAGGTCGCTTCCCCCTATGAGTTCATCCAACGGGCGAACAATGCCCGGATGCCGATCGCTCAACAGTATCGCGAATACGAGAAAGGACAGATCGCGGCCGGTAGGCGGACGATCGACGGTCTGCCGGTGAACCATGGCGGCGTGCCGCTTCCGACGCCTCGCGCCGAGATCGTCCGGCGCCAGGCCGAACTCGCGGACATGCGGCGCCAGTACGGCGAATATGGCGCCGGGCGGCTGGCGATGAGGGAGGCGGTGCTTCAGCGGGAAGACGACTGGTCGGGCTGGTCGACCGGGGCGCCGGTCCAGATCCCGGATCGATCGGCACCGGGATCCGGAGGCTGGCGCGGCGGAAGCTTCGAACCCGACGCGCTGCGGAAGGCGATCGAGGAGGGAAGCCGCTCGATCGAGAAAGGCGGCGACGAGGCGGGGGCGGCGATCGACCAGGCCGGACAGAACCTGCCGACGCTGGGCGAAAAGGCCGGTGCGGCGCTGGGCCGGGCCGTGATGGGGGCCCTGTCGGGGCAAATGGGCACGCTCGGCGCCCAGATCGCGGCAGGCTTCAACGCAAACGTCCGCGTGCCGAATGGCGGCGGATCACTTCCCCGGGCGAACAAGGCGCCGGGCCGGACCATGCCGGATGCCGGGCAGCCCGGCGGTTGAGAAAGGAGAGATCAGGATGGAATCGACAGACGAAGAGATCAAGGCGGCGATGGCGCATGGCGACGCCATGATGGACGATGTTCTCGTCTATCTTCGGGGCGGACAGGACCCGCGCCGGACGTCGCTGCTGGCGATGGCCTTCGAAAAGCAGCGAATGGAGTCGGCGACGCAGGTCGGTGAAATTCGCGACGCGATCACGGCCGATGGCGCGTCGGAGGAATTGATCGACGCGCTCGTCGCCGAAGCGCTGGCCTTCGGACAGCTCAGCGCCCTGTCGATGCTGTTCGATAAGGTGGCGGGCGCGATGACGGAAGGAGCACGGGCATGAGCGTGGAACTGAAACTCGATGCGCGAGAGATCATCCGTCTGCGCAAGCAGCTCGAAAGCCTGCCGGAAAAGATGCAGCGCCAGGTTCTCAGCCGTGCGATCGGCCGAGCAAAACAGGCCGTGGTCACCGAGTATGTCAAACGGGCATCGGATCGGATGAACATCTTTCAGAAGCCGATCCGCGAGCGGACCACGGCTCGGTTCTCCGGCTCGACGCTGACGCTGCGGGTCAGCTCGAAGCAAATCCCCCTGGCCGAGCTTCGAGCGCGGGTCAATCGCGGGCGCTTGCGCAAAGGCGAGGACGGCAAGAAAATTCGCGTCGGAGCCGGCGTGAGGGTGTTCGGACCGCGCGGCGAGCGCGGCGCCGGCGATGCGTATCGCCAGGCGTTCCGCGCGACGATGGCGAGCGGATATAGCGGCATCTTCGAGAGGGCGATGCAGGACGGTCATCGGGTCCCGCGTCTGCCAATCCAGGAGCTGTACGGGCCGAATCCCGCCGGCGAGATCGAGCGCAATCAATCGGTCTATCGCAAGGTTCTCACCGACATCATGAACGAGAAGATCCTGAAAGAGATTCAGACCGGCGTCGCCGGGATGCTGAAGAAGCTCGACCAGGGGTGATCGAGAAGCCAAGGGTACGAGCGTGATGCACGCACCCTTGGTTCTAATTTCATTCAGGCAGCTGTTGGAATATCAACGTCGATAGCGATGTCGAGATCGACGCCGACAGCTTTAAACGCTTTCTCAATGCTGCCGAGTTTCGAATTGTGATCAAGGCGGAATAGGCGATCAACCTGCTCTCGGTGCACGTCTAGGCGCCGCGCCAACTCAGCCCGGGAAATCCCTTTTCCGCGGCACACCATATAGAGGCCGCATTTGAGAAAGGTCAGCGCCGGCACTTCGACAAAGCGTCCTTTGCCACTGGTTTCCTGCAGAGGCAGAGGAATGTCCTCACCATCAGAAATGCGGGCAGCAATCGCCTCTTCAATTGCCCTCAGTCCGTTCTCACAGGCTTCAGGCTGCGTTTCTCCAAACGTGGTGATCTCCGGAAAATCAGGCGACGTAACCAACCACGTTTCGTCATCCATAGAGATCGTCAGCTCATACCAACGCGCCATCACTTAATTCCCAGGTCCTTGAGGATCTTATTGACCAAACCC